GTTGTCTTCCGCCGTGTAATACGCGGCACATTTGGCATTATCACCGTCAGTGAACAGATCCAGAACAAACGGGCCAAACAGGGTGTTAATTCCCCAGAAAATGTTGTCCGGCGTGCGCCACTGATCGCCCACTTCCTTCAGTTCATGGGCTGGTTTGTTCCGCAGTTCCACCAGCGCCTGGCAATATTTATTACTCATTAAGCCCCCACGTAATTCCCTGACAGATACCACTCTTCACCCGATGCAGCGCGCTTGCTGCTTTTCCGTAAGCACCGCTCACGACGCGCCAGAAAATTGTTTCGCTCTTGCTGGGAGTGGCTTTCACGGAATGCCGCCATCCACACCGTTGCAGCACGACGGTATAAGCCCCTGGACTCCAGTTCTTCCGCCTGGCGGGTCAGGCACAAAATCACCCGTGGATCGTTAGTGCCGACATAGAAATTGCGCACAGGTCTGGTTTCTCGAACTGGTTGTGGTTCCGGTTCCTGCGCTCTCTCAGTCAGGCGCGGGAAATGTCTGCGTGTATCTCCTTCACAACGGTGAGCCACACGCCCGCTCTGACGTAACTTGCTTGCTGACCGCAGAACGCGCTGCCGTGAGTAACCTGCAAAAGCATCCGCAATGTCTCCGGAAGTACACCCCGGATGGGCTTCAATGAATTTCTGAACGTCATTCAAAAGACTCATGATCACCCCCTGAATCCTGCCGGGATCTGGCTGTAGTCCACGTTGTCGTAACTGGCTTTGAAGTACGGGTCCTCACGTCCGGCTACAGATACCGCAGGAACTTCCCAGGATTCTTCGAAATGACGATCCGGACCAAAGAACGTGACAGCCTGTTTCACAAATTGTGTGCCGCTGTTACCCATCGCAGATACCCAGCCCGCGTAGCGTTTCACACCTTCCAGCATGGTTTCGGGGTTTACCCCCTCATTCAAACGGGCTTTCCAGGCTTTGAAGGCTGCAGATTTTGAATTGCCACCAGCACGTTTGGGATATGCCAGCCATGCCTGCTCAAACTCTGGAGAGTATTCCGGTCGGTTTGAACGAACTCGCACAGACTCATCAGCAGATGCACCAACAGCTATTGGTTCATTGACTGGTTCTTTGACTGGTTCAAAAGAGTGACTGGTTCTGGGTGAATCTCCTGCACTACCCCCTGGTGCAACTCCTGCACTACCTAGTGCAACTCCTGCACTACCTGGTGAATTTGCTGCACCAGATAGTGAATTATTTGCACTACTCCCTAGTGAATCTCCTGCACCATCAAGATGAAGGAGATAGATATTACTTGAGTTACCTTTTTCACCTTTCCGGGTGACTTTTTTTACCAGCCCGGACTCACAAAGGGCCGCAATATGATTCATCACAGAACGTTTGCTAATCTCGCACTGGTCAGCAATATGCTGGTAGCTGGGCCAGCACTCACCCTGATCGCTGGCATTATCAGCCAGCTTGATCAGAACCAGTTTTCGCAATGGATTACCCACTCGAATTTTCATCGCTTTAACCATCAGCTCCATACTCATGCTGCACCTCCGAGATGCTTCATGTTTTTTCCGGAGCGAAAGGCTATAAGCGGCATACTGACGCGGTAATTACGGCCCAGCGGTTCACAAATCACCTTCTGACATTCACGGTCAACCAGGCTAACACGTAGAACATGCCCTGCAGGTGTGGTGTACCACTGACCCGGACGAGGACAACGGAAAGTCTGATTGGTAAACCGTTTGAAAATATTCCGGATCATTTGCGCCCCCTTACCTCTGAAGGGTTCAGCGACAAATTTATGAGGCAGGCCAGTGCCGAAGCATCATTAATATAGTCATACAAGCTAACAGCCAGCGGAGATTCGGCTTTTGCCAACATAGGATAAAGCTGCTGCAGCCAGACCTGATGAATTGATGAAATGTAGGAATAGAGAACGCTGGCGTTATGTGCAACGTCGCTCAGTACAGAGGGATTTGAAAGCTGTTTCTCCATCTGGTTAAAGGCATTGATGTATGCCTCTTTGAACTGGGCAGCACGTTTACCCGTGAAGCCCATGGCAAGAAACGCAAAACCGTCGCGGGTGATTTGGTAACAAGGGAGTTTGCGGCCTGTGCAATCGGTGTAATCACTGGGCTGAAAATTCAGCTCAGTGAATTCAACAGAGCACTCAAGCGTCTGGATTTTTTGAATAACGTTTTTGTGCTGCTTGCAGAAATATTCGGCAACGGCCAAAGAAGAGGTAACAGCCTTCCCATGGATAACATCAATTTTAGGGTGAGTTTGGGTAGGGGTGGTTGCCATAGTGACATCCTCATGTGCGAATTTTGAAAACTCACCACATGGGACGCCAATCACAGAGGTGGTGAGACGTACAGGGTTGGCGTAACCGGTCGCACATGACCCCGGCGCATCTTTCGATGCCCCTGCACGCCCCACCATAATTTGGATGTGAGGAAACGTGCGCAAAAAAACCGCTGAAGCGCGGTTATGCGCATGTGCGAATTTCAGGACGCCAATCCCGGCACCCGCTTTATAAGGTGCCTGAGCAGTGTAACGTCCCGGAATTGCAGAATCAATATGCTGGTGGTCCTTCACACTCAACAAAATCACGCCTGAATTTCCACAAAGGACTAAAGCACTCATGCGGGTAGTCTTTGCGAAGATAGATAACGCGCTGTGTTTCTGGCTCCCAACGAATAACATGGACATAAAGCCCTCTTCCGTCACGAAACCAGCGGTTAAGTTCCTGCACAACTCGCCCCCCACAGTCAGGTAAAGTTCTCTGTGGTTACTTACAGCCAGGTGATTTGGTAATCTGCATTCATGCCGTAACAACAGGTGTTCAGCGACGCTGACCACCAGCTGTTGCGACAAACGGTTATTTGCCGTTAAACTGTTCATGCGTTAGTTTCTCCACAGACACAAAACGCCACGACGCCCGGAGCTGCACACTCGCGGGCGTCACTCTTTTCTGGAGCGCAAAAGATTTTGTAGACCAGTGCTGCATGCTCCTGGAGCTTCGAAATTGACAGATACAACTCATCATTAATTGCTGTCTGCTCGTGTGGCTCCACTACCCCATCTTCGATTGCCGAACGAATCTGCTTTGAGTAACTCCCGATCTGTTCGATGGCTTCCAGCAGGCGCTGGTTTATATCGGCGTTCTCTACTTCCTCAATTTCAGGAAGCGATACAAACACCCCACCAGCAGACTGTGCGACAGCATCCGCAATGTAGTGAGTGCCAGCCGCGCGCTGTAAAATCATTGCCCATCCCAGCGGGAAAATCTGATCGCCATCTGCACGAAGGCGGTTGAATAAAGCGTTCTCTGTTACATCCAGCCACTCAGCAGCTTCAGCGTAACCTCCCGGCAACGCCGCGATAGTTTTTCTGACAGCTTTCACGTACCACTCAGGTTGTTTTTCCACTTTCCAGTGATGCTTACCCACGGCTTACCTCCTGTTCCTGTGGTTTAAACCCATTCTGGTTTTGGCTAGATTGAAAACGTGCCGGATAAAGAATCTGCATTTCGCTGATTTCACCCTTAAAAAAATTGGCCAGACGTTCTGCAAGATCGATAAATGGAATTTGTTCCTGTCTTTCAATACGACTCAGCGTCGCTGGATTGACCTGAACGCCCGCAGCAACATGCTGCAAAGTAAATCCGTGCGCCTTACGCACATTCCGTAATGGTGATTGCATATAACCTCCACATATTGCGTGATGAGCATATTATTTCACGCAAATATTTTGCGCAAGTTGATTTGCTTAACGCGCAATAAAGAAATGTAATAAACGCATGAACATAGGAAATCGAGTCAGACAACTTCGCCAGGCGAAGAACATGAAAATCGCCGATCTCGCTGAAGCAATAGGAGTGGATGCGGCGAATATCTCGCGCCTCGAAACAGGTAAGCAGAAACAATTCACTGAACAAGCCCTGAGTAATATTGCCAGGAGCTTAGGTGTTGATATTGCTGATCTCTTTACCTCAGACCTCAAAAGTAATACTGTATGTAAAAACAGTATTAGTGAGGATGTTGCGCAGGTGAAGGATGTATTCCGTATTGAAATGCTGGATGTCAGTGCCAGTGCGGGAAATGGCCTTATCCAGGGCGGTGATGTCATTGATGTGATTCATGCCATTGAATACAGAACTGATAATGCTGTATCGATGTTTGGTGGACGACCAGCAAATCACATTAAAGTTATCAACGTTCGTGGGGACAGTATGTGTCCAACCATTGAGCCAGGAGATCTCATCTTCGTTGATATCAGTATCAATCAGTTTGATGGGGATGGTATATATGCATTTGGTTTTGATGATAAAATTTACGTCAAACGACTGCAAATGATACCTGATAAACTGCTGGTAATTTCTGATAATCAGATTTACCGCGAATGGGGAATTACCAGCGAAAACGAACATCGGTTTATGGTCTTTGGAAAGGTCTTAATCAGTCAGTCACAAACCCTTAAGCGACACAATTAACCCCTACCTCAACATCAATTAGCCACCAGAAGGTGGCTTTTCATCACCCACCAAATTGCATATCTCGCAATAAAAACACTTGCATAATGCGCAACTTCATTTTATCTTTCTTTCCAGACATACAAACAAGGTACTAACAAAATTTGGTTGTAACACGGCGTATGGCACATGCGTCGTTAGCGGTCTGGTGACGTTAAAGGGGACAATCCACTCCTTGCTCGAGCAAACAAACCAGGTAGCCGGAATGTGCAAGTCAATGATGACGCTGATAAGACGCCTAACCAGCGTGGCGATTCGGTTTGACGCCTGGGAAGAGACCAGGGTGCAACGATGAGGGCATTTATGGAACCGCGACAAAGTGTGGTGCCGTAACTGGCTAAGTGCTCTCAGCGTTGTGGTGAATGCGCAGGCTGATGCGCGAAAGACATTGCAGCTATTGCGGAAAAGAGCTGTTCGGCGGGGCAATTAAACGCCCGTGAGAGTCTGAAATAACCGCAAGCCGGAGATCAGCACCGGTCACCACAGCAGCCACTGCTTTGGCGGTACCAGTTTGTACACTTGCTTACGGCTGGTACCGCTCTTTTTACAAAACAGAGAAGAGCATCACCGGACGACGGGCTCATAACCCAATCCATCCGGGCGGCTGCCACCGCAGGTGTTCTTCTCTGTTTTGTGGAGAAACCAACCGACCTTGCAGGGTCGATATGATGAGGAGTAGCAAAATGGCTAGCGAACGCAGTACTGATGTGCAGGCATTTATCGGGGAGCTGGACGGCGGCGTATTTGAAACCAAAATCGGCGCAGTTCTCAGTGAAGTCGCTTCCGGTGTGATGAACACGAAAACCAAAGGTAAGGTCTCGCTCAACCTGGAAATCGAACCGTTTGATGAGAACCGTGTGAAAATCAAACACAAACTCTCATATGTTCGCCCGACTAACCGCGGGAAAATTTCTGAAGAAGACACCACCGAAACGCCGATGTATGTCAATCGCGGTGGTCGCCTGACTATTCTGCAGGAAGACCAGGGACAATTACTGACTCTTGCCGGTGAACCTGACGGAAAACTCCGCGCAGAAGGTCATTAATATCGTTCTTAATTAACTGATTATTTATCTCATC